GGTAACGGTATTATTCTTAAGCGCAATCTCGATATTGGCACAATTGTTGTTGATTCACCTCAACCATTTCAGCAAGGTGAACAGGCTTCAGTAGCTACATATTCGGGTATTACACAAGCAATATCGGTAAACGCTACAGGCTTTGAATATAATATGCCGCGCTATTATAAAAATAGTAGTAATGAACAAGTCGATATCGATCCTGCTGTAGGACCAGGTGCGTTACTTACAGAAGTAACTCAATACGATCATTACGTAGAAGAAAATGATAAACTAAAAACTATTTCTGTAATTCGACCTGACGCAATTAACGATATTGTTGGTTCATACTTCCAGACTATGAGAGCGATTTAATGTCTGAAGTGAATGTATCACAGCTGAATGCTGAGCATTCTTCTGATTGGAAATTTATAAGAGCTGAGCTTAATTCAAGTAGAGCATTTCAGCCTCTTGATATTCGAAATGTAATTACAGATTTCGAAGTATATGAACATATCGATAAGCCATATATTACCGGTAAACTCGTAGTTAACGACGCACAGCGTGTTTACGAAAGATTTGATTTTCAAGGCGGTGAAACATTTACTGTTGAAATTTCAAGAGCTCACAATCAAAAAATCCCATCAATCACGAAAACTTTTATAGTCGACGAAGTCATTGATGCTGGTCGTGTAAATGAAACTGTACAAACATTAATGTTACATCTAGTTGAGGATGTCGGTTTTAGTGATGTGCTTGCAAATGTAAATCGATCTTATACTGGTCAACCTCAAACAATCATGCAGAAGATTTCTACTGAATATTTAGATAAAGAGATTATTGATAACGCAGCAGATAATGTCGAAAACTCTATGCGAGTGATTATACCAAATCTTTCTCCAATTGAAGCCATGGCTTGGTTAAAGAATCGATCGACAACAGTAGAAGGATATCCGTTCTTTTTATATTCTACATTTGCGGTAAACAAATATTATCTTATGGATCTCGGTTCTCTTTTATCTCAGCCTGTAATTAATAAAGATGCTGCATTCACATATTCACAAGGCGTTGAAGTATCTGAAACAGGATCACGTTTATTTAAGATTCATGACTATAAACTTGCAAATGTTGAAAACATATCGAGTCTTATTCATGCAGGTTATGTCGGTGCAAATCATAGTTTTCATAACATTACAACAGGATCAAGTGAAACAATAAAGTTTGATGTTCACTTTGATATTTACAATAAGATTGATTTTAACAAAAGACAGAAGCGACCTTTAATATCTACTGAACTTAAACATAAAGACAAAATTTTATCAGACTTTGAGTCACGTAATATTAGTAATGTTTTTGCGACTAGAAGTTTTAACGACGTTAAGTCGTATGGTGAAGAAAATACAAGAGATGAACAGAAAAGAAGTGTTGTGGCAAATGCGATGAAACACTTATTGACAAAAGCACCAATGGAAATTACTGTTGAAGGTCGAGAGTTTCTAAATGGTTCATCAAACTATTCGATTGGCAATAATATTAAAGTCATATTTAAAGGTACTGCAGATGATGGTCCATCTGTAAAGATAGATAGAAAGATGTCAGGCGATTATATAATACATTCTGCGCGTCATGTCTTCTCTGTTGAGAAATGTTTTTCTATTTTGTTAATTAGTAAGATTGCAAACTACAATGATGATAGTTATCCGGTAGGTTAATATGATACCAAATTCATACAAAGAATATTATGGTGATGAAACAAGATGGTTTATTGGTACTGTTTTATCTTTCAATGATCCAGAAGAATTAGGACGTGTGCGGGTTCGTATCTTCGGTATTCATTCGAATAATACTACAGACATACCACACGAGGATTTACCATGGGCGCATGTCGTAGCACCAGTTACAGAAGGCGGTAGTTCTGGTATTGGAGCAAATACAGGAATTAAACCGCTAGCACAAGTATTTGGTATCTTTATTGACGGTAAAAATTCTCAGGTTCCTCTAGTATTGGGTTCAATACCAAAAATTGAATCTTCAGACGGACGTATACGTAATGAAGGTGATATTGCAACAAAAGATCCTGACAACGCGTATATGATCGGTGGCACTCGAATTGAAAAAGCATTTAACTTCTTTGTATCTCCTGAAGGTGGAGGATTTACAGCTGAGCAAGCATGTGGAATTATAGGCAACTTTCATGTAGAGAATGGAGTCAATCTACGTAACGATAAAGATTTCGATCCAGATGCAAGTGTTGTAGAGGCTGATGGTGCTCGAGCATATGGACTTGCACAATGGAATGATGCACCTAGAGCAGCAAATATTGCCGGTGGGTTAACACGATATGCAGAGTTGCTTGATTTTTCTACAAGGAATGGACTTGACTACAAATCTCTTTATGCACAATTACAATTTACAAAATACGAGTTGTACAAATATAAATTTTTAGGTATTGCAGATTTGATAACAGCACAAACAGTCGATGAAGCTTCACTCGTATTTGAAAAAAAATATCTTAGGCCTGCAAAAGGTTCTACAGATGAAAGAAAAAAACAATCTCGTAATTACTTTGAGGTGTTCGTATGAGTTTTATACCAAAACAGGCGCTTGACAATGCACTAGCAAAAGGGTCGGTTGCCGTAAAAGAACTAAATGAAAAAGTCGATATCTCAATTACCGAGAGAATCGCCGCAGAAGGCTCAACTATCAATGTTACAGTCGGTAATGAAAAAGATGGTTTTACTTCACTTACTGCAGCGACTACAAAAGGCAATGCAAACGAAGGTCCTGCAATTGCAATTATGGGTGCAAACATTAAACAAGGAAGCATTACAAAAACAGTTGCAGCATCTGCAAAACTAAGTAGTGTAACAGGTGGAACAAAGGGTCAGTCTGCTGTACTAAATGAAACGATTGTACAAGCATCACCGAAAGGTATTACAAAGGCGTTTAAGTCTATTGTACAATTAAATGATAGACAAATTGAAGCTGCTATCGCTGAATCATCTCCTATACCTTCACAAGCAAAAAATGCAGTAAAGACTGAATTAAGCGGAGGTGTTGCTGCTAAAGCAGGTGCTGAGGTTGAAAAGAAATCAATACAGGTTTCTGTAGAAGTTGGTAAACCATTCGGTTCGATTAATCCATTTGGTTCTGTAGGCAGCTCATTCGGAAATATTATGGCACAAGTAACTTCACAGAACTCTTCTGCTGTCGGTAAGTTTACAGATCCACTTAAAGCGATTAAGTCAGCGGGAACAGACTTTGTAAAAGATCTTACAGGAGCTACAATACCGACTCCGAATCTGATGAACGGTAACGGTACTACAAATCTTGCTTTATCTGTTGCAAAATCAAAACTTGAGAATCTGAATGTAAAGCGCTTGCCAGATACAATTAAACCAGGTCAAAGAACGAATGGTTACAAAGGTATTGCGACTAAATTAAAAGGTTATAATTACGGTAAATATGGTAAAGATCACCCAGCATTTGAAGGATTAGCTGAACGAGAAAGTAAATTAGGTATTGCTGAAGGCGGTAATTATCTAATACCAATGACATATGGTCGAGATGATTTAAAAGCAGAAATCTTGGCAATGGAAAGAGAGTTTACAAACATAATCATTCGACATCACGTTAAGGAACTACCTAGAAAATATGAAGCAGAAGATATACACATTGCATTTCGTAAAAAACTTGTCAAACAGTTCGGAGAGGCTGCTGTAACAGCAGATCCCAAAACATTTGTCTTTCCTGCGCATCTGTTTGTAAACAGACTTGGTAACATTAAAATTATGACGCCGTTTAATCAAGAAATACCAAAAGAATTTGGAAAGGAACCTGTCGGAGATAATGTATTCCCTGGATCACTTCATATGTTTATCGAAGGATCTGGAGGTGGGCGTAATAAAATATCTCAACAGCAGCTTAAAACTGTACAAAAGCTTTGTAAAATTGTAGTAACCGATTTTCCAGGCATAGAAATCTTAGGTCTCAAAGATGTACATGATCATGTAAAATATTCAAACGTACCATATTTTAATGTAAGAGACTTTATGGCATCTTCCTTCGATAAACCTTCTGTTACAGAAGAAAACGAAAGAGCTGTAGTGCCTCCCGCAAAGGATCTTGTTGATGCAAAACCTAAAAATATTGTTTTACCGCCGAAGCCTCATACAGTTAATGCAAGACCGAGTATTAGTAGAATTGCAGGATTAAAGAACAGAGAGGCAGCGCCGCAGCTTACATCACAACAATATCAAAATAATCAAAAGCTTGCGCTTGATCTGCTTAAATCAAAGAAAAGTTCTATTGCTGCTCTCGATTTGGCAACCGGAAGTGGTCTGACTACACAAATTGGAATTGCAAAGCTTTCTGCAGGAACTTCACTTAGTTCTGCTATACCAGGATTATCTCAAAGCTTAATATCAAAAGCAATCGGCGGACCAATCGGTAGTATCGCTGGAAGTATTGTTGGAAACATTGCACGCAGTGCAACTCAATCAGATGGTCTGCTTAAATCAACACAACAATTTAAACTTGACAATCTTAAGAATAATAAAGTATTCGACTCTGTAAAAGGAATATTCAAAGATGGCTGATGATCGTAATGATGAACAAGTAGCGGATGCTATGCAAGATGTAAAGTATGCCGAAGCGCCTTATAAAGATTTAAGCGGCGGTATCTTTCCAAGAGCAAAATATCTTAATACAGCTTCTACAAACTTTGCTGCTCGTGGTCTAGAGCAAAATGAACTGGTATATGGTGGATCTACTACTGATCTCAATCTTAATATTAAAGATCTACCGGCTAGTGAGTATCCTTTGAATCAAGTCCGTGAAACAATTGCTGGACATGTTACAGAGTACGATGATACACCTGGTCGCGAGCGTGTATTGTTTAAACACTCTACCGGTTCCGGTATTGATATGAGGCCTGATGGCACTGTCATTATCAATACTCGTTATAATCGCATTGAGATAACCGGTGGAGATCAAAAAGTTATAGTCCAAGGTGACGGCGAAATCTTTTACCATGGGAATTTAAAACTTAATGTAAGCGGTGATATGGACGTAGAGGTTGGTGGAAACTACAATCTTAAAGTGCATGGAGATAAGCGCGAAGATATACGTGGCAACTACCAACAAAAGGTAGGAGAAAACCATGAAACAAGCGTTACTGAAAATAAGTCAAGCTTCGTACTGGGTACAAATACCGATACTATCCTTACTGATAATAATCTTATTGTAAAAGGAGATCATACAACTCGAGTCGAAAAAAATATTAATCAGTTTGCAGGTGAAGACACATTAATTACATCTGAATCTGAATTTTCGATGTCGACAAAGAACGCAAACTTAGCTGCGAATGATATGGTGGTACAGTCTACCACCGGCATGATTGGCGGCGATAATGTGTTTTACTATGCTAAAAACTATTACGGAACATCGGCCACATTTACGGCCGGTGTTACCGCGCCCACATTTACCGGAGATCTAACAGGTCGCGCAGATGAAGCTATTGCATCTGATACCGCAAATGTTGGTCCAACTACAGGATCAGCAGCCGGCTGGACAAATACAAATACACCAACAGATACAAGTATTCGAACATCTTTCCCTGCACCTGGACCAGATGCATCATGGCTCAACGATTATCTTACACAAACAGGATACGGGTATCGTATTGTAGATATTGATGTAGGTGATGTAATTCGAGATGAGATCAATAAATCTACAGAATACGGTGGAATATCAAAAGCAACTCTAACTACACGCGAAGTCAGATCAAAGCTGCGTGATCCGTTAACAGCGCGCAATGCAAGGTTTATTGGTCGCGCACAAGCAGAAGGTCTTTTATCTGCATCCTATATAGATCAAAAGCCAAGCGGATTTGAAGTAGGTAGAATCGAAAACTCAGAAGGTTCTGCACGTAAAGTTGATCCTAAGACAACATTCCCTGGCACAGATCCTACAGAAAAAATTGAAGCTACAAATAATTTAAGAAAAGAAGTGACTCTTGTACCCTCTCAGCTTTATAATCCTGAAGCACAATTTATACGAGACGGTGTAATTGATGCAAAAACTGCTCTGGCAAAGGGAGTTAAAGTCGGTAGATTCTTAGGTGGACACGGTGATCCACAAACATTAAATGCAATTACAGACGATACAGAACGTGTGCAAATTGCAAAGAATCTTTATCTGCATGCAGAATTTATGTATTCAATTCAAGAACATTTAAACGATCGTAATCGTTATTCTTTACAGGTGGTTGAAGGATTCTATTCACCTACAGAGGAACTCGAAGTTGATAGTTTAAATTATAAAATGTCAAAAGGACAGTGTGTTGTATACGAACTTAGAGATCGTAATGGATTGATACCGATACAACATACATTTGATCTTGCAACACATATAAAAGATTTTTATAATTTTGAAAAGATGATATTAGACTATGATACTTATAATCCGAATGGAGAATTAAACGTACAAATCATTTTGGTGATGCCTACTGTAACAGCACAATGGACTGTTGTATATGAAAATGAAATCGAAACTCGTTATAATAACTACGTTCAAACGAACGGCGAACTTATAGAACTGTTATAAATAGTTCAAAGGATTTTTAGATGGCAGTTAAAGCATTTTCAACTGAAGACGGTAATTTATCTAGCTCGATCATTACAACAAGAGCTCGACAATATACCGATATTGACCTTTCTTTTACGGCTCGACCTTCTGGAGATGTGTATAAGAAAGTAGATGCTGCTGCCGTTAAACAGTCTGTAAAAAATTTATTACTTACAAGTCGGTATGAAAAACCATTTCAGCCGAACTTTGGAGCAAATCTAAACAGTGCATTGTTTGCACTTGATACAGATTATGATCCAGACTTTATACAAGATTTAATAGCAGATGCTATCAAGAATTATGAACCGAGAGCAAGAGTACTTTCTATTTCTTTGAATCTCAAACCAGATTATAATTCACTTGATGCAACGATTCAGTTTCAGGTTGTAAATACGAATGAAATAGTATCTGTAGATGTTTCATTAGCGAGGCTCAGATAAATGGCAACTACCGTAAAATCAACCGATCTTGACTTTCAAAATATTAAAGCGGGTTTGAAAAACTATCTTAAGTCACAACAGCAATTTGCTGACTACGACTTTGATGCATCAGGCTTAAATAATATTTTAGATGTGCTAGCGTATAATACACACCTTAATGGTTTAACTGCAAACTTTGCACTCAACGAATCTTTTTTACCGACCGCTCAACTTCGTTCTTCTGTTGTTTCACATGCCGAAACATTAGGATATCAAGTACGTTCTCGTACTACAGCAAAAGCATTAGTGAATCTTACAGTCAATCTTTCTGGTGTAGCAGGTCGACCACCACAAATACAGTTGCCTAGTGGATGGACGTTTAACTCTTCGATCGATGGAGTCACTTATACATTTACGACTCTTGAAACATATTTTGCAAGAGACAATGGTTCAGGTCTATATCAATTCCAAACATCTGCTGGATCTGCTGATATACCAATTTACGAGGGTACAGAAAAGAATAAAACATTCTTATCTGGTGAAACAGATGAAAGACAGGTCTTTGTTATTCCTGATACAACTATCGATACATCAACAGCGAAAGTTAGAGTATACGATACAGCCGGTTCTTCAAACTATGTTACGTATACAAAGCTATCTGAAGCAAATACAATTGATAAGGATTCAACCGTATATTCAATTCGTGAAGCACCAAATGGTTTCTATGAAGTAAATTTTGGAGATGGAGTATCTTTCGGTAAGAAACCAGATCCTGGCAATAAAGTTGTTGTGACTTATCTTTCTTCTTCCGGACCTGCTGCTAACGCCGGTGACGTATTTGTTTCTGGATCAAATCTTAATGTAGATGGAATTAATTATACAGTAAGTGTAGCTACAACAAACGAATCGACAGGCGGAGCATTCAAGCAGTCAATTGAAAGCGTGCGTCAACTTGCACCTATTGCATATGCTGCACAACAAAGGCTTGTAACTGCACTTGACTATAAAGGTATTATTCTCAGTAATTTCCCTGAAGTAGCAGACTGTAATGTTTGGTCAGGAGATCAAAATGTGCCGATTGATTATGGCGCAGTTTATGTGGCATTGAATTTCCCGGTAAATACTTCACAAACAACTAAAGATGTTGTAGAGGCAAATATTGTTACAAACTTTACAGATAATCTTTCGGTTGTTTCAATGACAACAAAGTTCGTTGAACCTACAGATGTCTTCTTAGAACTTCAAACTGATTTTGATTTTGATCCTGCAGAAACAGGCTTTACTGTAGCTGCTACCGAAAACAGTGTGTTTAATTTTATTAATCGTTATTTTAATACAAATCTTAATGCATTCAATAAAATTTTCAGACGCAGTAATCTCTTGACGGAGATTGATGCTTTAGATACAGCGATCTTATCAAGCAGAATGGATGTGAAAGCACAATTAAGATTTTCTCCTACAATAGGCGTAACAGAATCTCATGCACTTGCTTTCCCGATGAAGATTG